ATGCTTCAAGAAACCGTCACCGTAGCCGGCCTGCAGCTCGTCACCGACAACCGAGACTGGACCGAGGTGCTGTCCGACTTTGCCGAGTTCCAGCGATCGAAAGGACTAGCTGACACGACGATCAGGAACCGCCACAGCATCCTCACCTCGCTCGAGCGCTCCTGCGGCCGCAGCTACCTCGCCGTGACCGTGGCTGACCTCCGAAGGCAGGTTGGCCGTCAGGGCATCGCCGCAGGCTCCAGGCGAACCGAGCGCGGCGCGATCGTCGCGTTCTTCCAGTTCCTCTTTGAGGACGGCTACCGCGAAGACGACCCATCGCTGAAACTCGCCGCGGTCTCGGCACCGAAGGGCACGCCTCGTCCGTTCAGCATGGAACAGATCGACGCGATGCTCGAGAGCGGCGCATACCGCAAGACGCGCGCAATGATCCTCGTCGGCTACTACCAGGGCTTTCGCGTGGGAAGCATCTGCCGCGTGCACGGCACTGACATCGATCTGCTCTCAAACACGATCCGAACAATTGGGAAGGGCGGCAAGGATGCGATGCTCCCCCTTCACCCTGTGATCCGCGCTCTGTCCGCAACGATGCCGACCGACGACTGGTGGTTTCCCGCTCGAGGCGACCGGCCCGGCCACATGAGTTCGGCATCCGTCACCAACCTCATCACGATCGCGAAGAAACGCGCCGGCATCACTGACCCGAAGCTCACTCCACATTCGCTGCGACACTCATTCGGGACTGACCTCGTCGAGAGCGGCGTCGACATCCGCATAGTCCAGGAGCTCATGATGCACGGCTCGCTCGCCACAACTCAGATCTACACGGGTGTTTCTGCTCGTCGGAAGCAGGAAGGCATCTCCACGCTCCCAGACCGCGAGATCAGCACACAATCCGGTCGAAAGCTCGCCGCCTAGGTCGCGCATGTCAGACGTCGTGATTTACGATCGGTAACTGCGTCGGCCGGGACGCTCCGAAGACAGGAGCACCCTATGAACAAGGTCGGCAAAGAATCGATGATGCACGAGCGGCCGTTGATTCTCGACGACCCATACGCGATCGAATGGGTTCCCGGGTTCGTCTGGTTCGTCGCACCCCACGGGAAGATACTCGGTTGGGTGCGCCGCGATGCCCCCGACGTGCTGCCCTGGCGGCGGCGCTTCCACGTATACACGCACGGCGTCAACGAGACCGGCCGCGTGTGGGTAATCGGACTCCCCGCTCTCGGCTCCGCGGTCGCATACATTCGCCAGCACGCCGCCGAGATGACGCAGTTGACGCTGCAGCTCGAGGCCGATCCGATCGAGCTCGTCGACGGCGAACCGAGACGTAGGGTGGAGACGTGAAGGTACGAGTGAGCGCCAGAGACAAGACCACCGGTGAAGTGCGCGAGGTCGCGGCTGAGGGCACCGACTATCAGAAGGTGAAGGCTGGTCTGCTCGAGAATGTGCCTGGCGACCTGCAAGTAATCATGATCAGGACGGATCGGCCCGAGGTCATCCGATGATGTCGCGCACGTCGACCGGCAGGTAGAGCGCGCACCGATCGCATACGACGAGCCATGTGTCGTCGTGGCCCGGCCAGAGCTCGAGCAGTCTGAACACATGCGGGCAGTGCTCGAAGTCGCGCATAGATTCATGCTCGTCGACGGGAGCTCGGCCTGACAGAGCGTGCGCGCTACAACGTGAAAAAGCCCCCTCGGATGTCCCGGCGTGAACCGGAGACACCCGAGGGGGCATTGGTGTTGCTCTCAGTCGAGCGCGCGCGCTCGAGCTGCTCGACGTTCTGTCTGGTCGGCACTGCGCGACTGTATTCGACGGACGAGCTGAGGGAACTCTCGCTCGACGTCGACTTGCTCGCACAATCTCAATATCTTCTGGAAGTAGCGAGCGCCAGCGAGGTCGAAACGCCGACGCACCTGGTCGAGCTTCCGCATCGAAGATCCAGTCCAGGTGTCTTCGAACTCGAGTAGTTCGCGATCGCGGTCGGCTAGCACCGGCCTCTCCTTTCCGATCGGCAGTTTCTTGGTGCTGGATCTATCGGGAAGTTCGCATCCGCTACCGTGACACCAGGGCGACCACGAGCACGTCCTCGATAGGCGACCGAAATGACAAATAACCACGACCGATGCATCGAGGCTGTGGCAACGGCCGCGGCGCTCATTTCTGTGGCGGAGAACCTTGGTCCAGCAAGTCGAGAACGGCTCCTCGAATCCGTGCATAGAGTCAGACAAATGGAGATGCTGGTAGGTGTCCTGCCGGTCGGAACAATGTTTGAGCTCGATCTCGACTCGGGCTTCTCCTACCTTGCGGATGTGCTCGACGGCCTAATTAAGGACCTACCGACGCTGAGCGAAAAGGCTGCTCGGAGCAGGGCCCAAGAAATTGACAACGGAATCAAGGCAGCCGTCGAACAGATTCAAAATGATCTCGAGCGGCACATAGAGCTCAATAAAACGCTCGGGCAGGACCCTCGACCCACAATTCGGTCAATACTCTCAAACGTGTCTGTTGCTCGCCGAGTAGACGAATTCCTGATAGACACAGAGCAGCTGCGGGATGAGGCGCGGGAATCGGTCGATGAGGCGAAAATGGCAGCATCTCAGGCTCAGATCGCCGCCGGAACCGCGGGTGAAGCGAGTCTCTCGACCTACTTTGAGAACTACGCCAAGCAGCAACTGCGTTCTTCCAACCTATTCCGGATTGGGACGATCGTGACCATCATCGCGGCGATCGCCATCGCTGTGGTAGGAGCACGAGATTCGAGCGGCGACATAACCGAAGCCATTTACCATGTCGCTATCGTCGCCGGAGTTGCTGGACTTGCCACCTACTTCGGCAGGCAGGCGGGTCATCACCGCCGGGACGGTTCCTGGGCAAAAGCATTACAGATCCAGTTGCAATCTTTCCCCGCCTTCATGGCCGCGATCCCAGATGATAAAACGAAGGCGCTGGTATACGAGGCTTTTGCAAAACGCGTACTCGGTGCTCCGCCTGAGGCAAAAACATCGAGCGATACGTCCGCTGAAGTCATGACCCAGCCCCTGATCGATGCAGTGCTACGCCGAGCGAGTAGCGGTGCATAGTGTGGCGTTATGCCCGCAGGCTCGATGCCGCCGGTGTCGCGGTTCGGGCGCGGTCGTCGAGGCGCTTCTTGAGAATGTTGAATGGGCGCTCGACGACGAACCAACTCACAGTCGCGGCGACAACCGTCAGGACGGCCGTCCACCAGTCCCATCCGGGCACGTCAGAGTCGCGTAGCCACCAACTGATCGGGTAGTTCCATAAGTAGGCGGCGTACGAGATTGTGCCGAGCCACACAAGAGGGCGTGCGGCGGCAGGGACGATCCCGACATGCCTCAGCTTGGCTATGACCAGAACGGTGAGCGCTCCGACCGCGGGCCCGCCGACGAGATACAGCCAAGGTGAGTCCTTCGCCTCCGGGAGTATGGCGATCCCGAGCAGAGCTGCCCCGGCGATAGCCGCAAGGATCGTTGCACGATTGCCGTATACGACCTTCGCGAGACCGTCACGCCAGATTCGTGATGCGGCACCGAGCACCATAGCGATTGTCCACGCGGTGGGCAGCGTGTAGACCTTGAACACTTCCGGGGAGGCCACGACGATCGTTGCCACGAGCGCGAGCATGATGAGTATCCCAGTGCTGATCACCACGACCCCGAGTCGCTTGCGCCGGACGCCCATCCTTAGAAGGAACGGCCACACGAGGTAGAACTGCTCTTCGTTTGCCAGCGTCCACAGATGACTCAGGTTCGTGCTCCCGTGCGGGATCCCTGGCAGATTCATCACATACAGGAGCGCGACGACGACACCTATCGCGATGTCCCGTGTGGAGTTCCCTGACACCCCGAGTACGCCCTCGACGACCACGAAACCGACGAGCATGAAGACGAGCGCAGGGATAAGCCGGATTGCCCTATTGCGGTAGAAGTGGCCGTATCGGACGCGACCGAGCTTAGAGATGTCCGACATTAGAACGCCGGTGATCAGATACCCGCTGAGCGTGAAGAACGCGACCACTCCGACGATCCCGGCCAGCCCGAATGATTCTGGCCAAGAATGCCGGAGTATCACGAGCAGTATGGCCGCACCTCGCAAAAGGTCTAGCCCCTGAATTCGATTCTTACTAAGTCCGCGCACGATATACCCCACCCCCAGGGCACATCGTATAGCCCGCTACGGCACCGGTCGAGACGTGTTCAACTTGTCGTCGCCGGAGCCTGCCCCCCTTGCTGTTCAGTCTGTGCCATGATGCGGGTCATGATTCTTTCTCGCACCATAGCCTCACCGAGCGCCAGACACGCTTCCTGGTAGGCCTCTTCAACTGTGATCTGCGGCATGGTTCCTCATCTGTTGGTGAATTGGTGGGTTAGGCGGCGGCGCCGGTAGCGTCGCGCCAAATGGTGCCGTCTGACCAGATTGGCTTTGACAGGGTGGTGTCGTAGTAGCGGCCGTTGACCCCTACGGTGGCAGCGCTGGGCCTGTTCGCGGTTGTTCCGCTCTGTGACGCGAGCGAGATGCTGCGGATGAACACCGTGCCGGCAGAGTCTTTACCCTTGATCATCAGTTTTGGTGCGCCCGCCGTGGTGGCGACGTAGAACATCTGCTCACCGGTCGCAACGTCGGCGTCGGCGGGTACCGCAGTGTCAACCATTCCGAGTCGACCGCGCTTATCGAAACGCGACCTAACAACGGTGTCCGCACCGAGCCGCAGAACATCACCGGTTTGCGCACCCCGCGCCTGGAACCATGCCGTCACGTCCGCGTCCGCCTGTGACTTTACAGTCAGGCGGGCCAGCGATGAAGTACCGGGGATGCCGACCGTTACTGTGACGCCTTTGAACCCGCCGTAGTGTGCGTCGAAGTTCTTCGGGTCGCCACTGCTCTCGTTTAGGTGGATGTCTCCACCGAACCGGGACTTCTCGGTGCCGGATACGAAGATCGCGTACTGGTTGGTGGCTACTCCTGCGAGCGGGCTAGTCACGTAAAACGATGCGGCGTTAGCGACAGTGGCACCAACGGTATTCGTCGGACCAGACGCCTTCAGGGACGCGAGCCACCCGGTAATCGTGCTGCCGGTTGCGGTGCTGTCAAATCCCGACTCAGCAATCATGGCGTGGACGTTGTTCAACGTCATGTTGGGCGAGCGGAGGTGAATCTCGGTCAGCCGTGACCATGCGTCGGTGATCCCGAGAAGCGGCGTGGAACCGTCGCCGATGATGATGAAGTCGTTCGCGCCCCACAGCCACTTGGGAGCACCCCCAGGGCGGGCCTGGTCGGGAGTGAAGTCACCCTTGAAGATGATGTTGAGCTGCGATCCCACCTTGTCGCCACCGCTGGTACCTGTCAGGTTGGCTGCGTCGTAGGTCATGCTCGCGCCGAACGGCTGGCGGAAGTTGCCAATGTGGTCCGCTACGCCGAGGAACCTGCCCTTCAGCGCTCCACGTACCGCTACGTCGCTCCATACTTCCTGGTTAGGGCCGGTTGCGCCGCTGGCGTACTTCCTGATCCCCCATGTCCCGAGAGCAGCGCGGGTGGCAGATGCAGAATCGTTGATCTGTGAGGCGGTAGCGGTGTCGTTTGCGACCGAGTTAACTCCGGGGTTGCCTTGCTCGCCTTTCGGGCCGCGAACGTTTCCGGCAGTCACCTTGCTCTCGTCGGTGCGTGTCAGCACGAGATTGTCGCCGACCACTTCGCCAGACCTCACGGTGATTGCGTCGATGGCCTCGATCTCGGCCGCGACCGTACTGATGGACTCCTGCGCCTCTGTGACCGTGCTCGCGAAACCGTCGACCTTCGTGTCGATATCGGCCTTCACCGTGTCTACGTGATCGACGGACGCTGCAATACCAGCGTTGGCGTCTACGAGATCGCGCGCCCATCCCGGGACGATCCATGCACTCGATTCGGCTGGCTGCTTCACTTCTTGCAGCTCCCCGTATGAGACGGGCCCGGCAGCCGGGATGATGGTGTACCGCACTACCTGCTTGCGGTAAGGGCGGAAATCCTCCACCCATTCGAATGCTTCGGCCTCCACCGCGGTGGAGGGCACATCGAGTGGGGTGACTCCGTCGTCGAGGAACGGCGTTCCGTCGACTACGCGGCTTTTCACGACCGTCTGCGTCACGAGCGCGCCGTCGACGACGGAGCGCGCAGTCTGGGCACCGTAGAGGTAGCCGTTGACGGGCTGGCCGAACGAGTCGAGGATCGGGCCGGTGATGACAGTGTTCGGCATGAAGTGCCCTTCTGGATGAGTTACGGACGGCCCAGGATTTGGACGGCCAAGGAACGGTTGAAGATGCTGATGCTGACGCTCGCCCCGTCGCCGCGCGAGAAGTAGCCAGACCTGATCGTGTGAGAGCCGGCGGCAAGATTGATGACGACCTCGCTGACCAGCTGGCCATCAGCCGACGCGCCCTGATTGCCTGTCGTGCCAGGGACCTGCTGGAACAGCTGCGCGCTTGCGACCGCACCCGATTGGAGGTTGCCGTCAACAAATAGCCGCATGAGAGCGTTCGCGGTGATGAACGCGGACGCCGCGCCGCTCGTGCTCAGAGACGTGTTCGACCTCAGCGTGATCCGGACGCGCATCGTCTCGGGCAGGGTGAAGCTCACACTCGGTGTGGTCTCCGGATGATCGGTGTTCGCCCCGGTGATGTTCGTGATGTAGCCGTTGTCGGACGCCGAGTAGGTCTTCAGCGACGACAGATAGTCGATCGTCTCCTGCTGCTTCTCGGCCTGCTCCTGCAGGTCTTCCAGTGCAGCCTCGACCTTGTCCTTATTCCGGTTGTTCTGCGACCCAGTCGGCCGCTCGAGCCGGTTCAGACGTTCATTCATTGCCTGAACCTGACGCACGAGCGCCATCTCGGGAGGCGTGTAGCCGGGCTCAGCCACATCACACCTCCGAATACGTGTCGAGGGTGGTGATCTTCACCCACGGGGTCAGATCGCCGGACTTCGCAGCGACCCGCCGCAGATACCCATCCGGTCCGCTGTCGGGGATCTCGTCATCGCCGGCCACGATGATGCGGCAGTAATCGCCGACGCTCACATCTGCCGGGTTCGGGTCGCCGTCCGTGCGCACCTTGAACGACCACGACGACTTCGGCAGCCTGTTCACCCGCACCTGCTCGACAGCCTTCGACACAAGACCCTCGACCGTCGTCGCATCCGAAGACGCAGCCACCTCGAGCAGCGGGAACCCTGCAGCGAGCAAGGTGCTGTCGTCGGCGCGCTCGATGTACGTGCGGTCATCGTTGCGGCCGCCGGACATCCAGTAGCGGGACGCGAGGTTCGACGCATCGATCGTGGTCTCGAGGTCGGCGATCGAGGGCTTCGGGACTGAGTAGTCCCAGATGTGGATCGTCTCGCCCGACAGGTTCGGCTTCGCCTCGGTGCCCGTGCGCAGCACCCACTCCATACCCAGGCCATCCTGGGTGAATCGCGGGGTGAACGTGATGTCCGGGCCGTTCTCTAACTCGGTGAGCTGGCGGAGGCGCTCCCCGACATACGCGAGGTCCGTGCCCTCGTACTCTTTCTCGCGGCCGGCGGCTTCATCGGGCCCGAAGACGATCGGCACGTTGCCGCCGGTGAACTGAACGGCCCGCTGGACCATGCGCTTCGCCATCGTGCCGAATGAGATCCCGGAATAGAACGTGCTCATCGCTGGGTCGGGCTCGCCCGTTGTCGGGCTGATCACCGGCCGCGTCTGAGCGATCAAAGGGATCAGCACACGGTGATCGAAGTACGACCACATGCCTTTCGCGGTGATCTTCCGTTTCCGAGTCGCCCGCGCGTAGTTCGAGATCCAGATCGGGCCGCCACACTTCGGGACGCCATCGACGACCGCGACCGCGAACGTCGCTCCCGGAGTAGACGCACCCGGTATGCCGAGCTTCTTCGTCGCACGATCGGCGAGGTTGAACGTGACCGAGAGATCGTCGGCCGCGTTCCGGCTTTCCGACCACGAGAGCTCCGCCACTCCAGAGGCCGGCAGATAGACGAGGTTCCGGCCCGTGCGCAGATCCCCGAGCACAACTTGCGTCGACACGAGCGCCTCCTTCTACGGGGTCAGCAGGACTAGGAGAACGGCCACCGGGGCGGCCAAGAGAAGAAGGGCCGGGCGGATGCCGAAGCACCCGCCCGGACGGTCATGCTCCGTTGACGATCGTGATGTTCGAAGCGGACGCATGGCGTGCCTTCGAAGCGCCGGTGCGGATGTCGACGCCGACCTGTACGGCGAGAGCGTTCAATGCGGCGAGGACGACGATCGCGACCTGAGTCGGCGTGATGTAGCCCTGCGTGAAGAACGGGAGAGCCGCGAGAATAATGGCGGCGATCACGGCGGCACCAGTCTTGAGACCTGCCGCCCAGGGGCCCTGCAGCAGCGGGACGAGGAACGTGACCACGGCGCCGAGCGCGAGCACGGCGAGCTGACCCACCGAGGTGGGGGTGATTTGGTCGGCGGGGATCGCGACGAACGCGGTCACAACGACGAGGGCGATGCTGAGCAGCGCCGCGAAATACTTCTGGATCATGTGCTTACTTCTCCTTTTTGGAGGTGACGAAGGTAGAAACCGTGATCGGAATGCCGCCACGGGTGATGCGGATGAGAGTGGCGACGAGACGCCACACCGACAAAGTCAGCGCCGTGTAGACGATGATCCGAACGAACTCGATACCGGGGTACCGGCCCGTGTAGAGGTGGATGGTGTTCATCAGGATCAGACCCGAGAACGAGATCACCCAGTACATGAGGGCCTTGCCGGGAGCGGTTGCGCGCCAGTTCGACCAAGTGGCGTAGATCAGGATGAAGGACACCGCGCCGACGAAGGCTAGGCCAGCAATGATGTTCGGAATCAGGTCGAGCGCCGAAAACTGTGCTGTCGAGTTCATTCCGTCGCCCTCCGAGTCATGGCCTTCTCGAGGGCTTCCCCGAAGTTGTTACGGTGCTTGCGAGCTTCTAGCTGCAAGCTGATCTGAGTCACTTCGCTGTCGCGCGACTCAGTTATCTCGATGGAACGGTTCGCCCTGTCGATGGCCATCTGCGCCTCGAGCAGGTCTTCCGTATCCGGGACGGCCTTCTTCCGGAACCAGCTCATGCGGCGCCAGCTTCCGGTGGAGCGAATGGATTGCGCGACTGGGTGTCTTCCGACGGCGGCAGGAAGTCGGCGTAGAACTTTGCCGATATCCGGGCAGTCTCGAGTAGCTGAAAGTTCTGCTGCGCGAGCGCCTGACGGGCGTCTTCAGATCGGGTATGCGCCGTCTTCCACGCATCCCGGGATGTCTGAATTTCGGTGACCTCGCGCTTGTGAGTGCCTGCCGGGATGAGTTTGCCGGTGATGATCAAATAGACCACCAGGATGACGATCGCTCCCGATCCGATGTCAGACACGGACGGGTTGGATAGAAACGTGAGAAACGCGTCCATGGTTCCCCTCTCAGGGGTGAGAGGGGCTCAGGACGCGAGACGCTTCGACTGCTCGTCGGCGACCGCTTTCGCGAGCGCGTCGATCGACGCTTTCGACAGGGTGCCGAGGTTCGCGCTGATCAGCGGAGCGAGCTCCGTCGCGAGCACCTTCTCGTCGATCTCGACGGGGTCGCCGTCTGCGACCGCCTTGATTGCCTTGAGGATGTCGACTCGGGTCGTGTCGGCCTTGAGCCGGGAGATTGCAACGTCGGCCCACGTCGCCTTGTATGGGGTCGAGATGGCCGTGCCGGAAAGCTCGCGGAGGTCGAAGAGCAGATTGACCAGAACGCCGATCTTCGTGAAGCCGCCGATGTCTTGGAGGGCGCCTGCGTTCTTGAACGCTGCGGCCATCTCGGCGATGTTGTTCTGGTCTGTCTGGGAGAGTGACATAAGGAATCCTTCGTTCGGGGTTTCGCCGGTGGTGTTCCATCCGGTCAGGTCGACTTGCGAGGGGTGTCGGATCGCGAAGTGCCACGTCTCCGAGTCGATGGTTTGGACCATGCCGACGAGCGACATCGCCTCGGCGCGGAGCTTTATGTCGGATGCGTTCGTGTCGGTCGCGAGCCCCTTCGTGTGGTCAGACGCGTAGATGCCGCCTGCGGGGTCGGCGGCAGACGGGGTTTCACCGCGGAGGAAGCGGCCCCACTGGAAGTGCACAGTCGAGAGGCCCGACGCGGTGTCGCTGGCGTCTTCGACGTAGCGGTCGCTGTAGACGCCGAAGGGGCGGCCGGCTTCGTTGAGCTTGATCGTGCCGCCACGCTCACGGATGTAGTTGAACGCCCACCGTGTGCGAGCCAGCAGGTCCGAGCCGGGCTCGAACAGGCCACCCTCCCACGCGACGAGACCGGTTCCGTCGACGATGCTCAAGACAGCTCCACCACTTCGCCCGACACGAGACCGACCCGGAACGGTTCCGGGCGCTCGACGGTAGAGATCTCCATCTCGGAGATGTCTCGCTCGAGCATCAGCGCTTTCACGAGCTCAGGGTCGTAGCTCGTTTCCACGCCCGGGTCAGCGATCGCGGCCCCGGTCGGATCAATAGGTGCGCTCATGATGCTCCTTCTGGCCATCAGGCCGGATGCAACCCCAGATGGGGCAACGGGTAAGAGGGTGATGCAGGTGCTGGGCTAGTAGCCCCAGGCCAGCCAGGAGAAACCGCGCACATACGCCGTCCCCGACTCGGTGATCAGCGCGCGGAAGTTCGCTGCGTTCATGGTGTCGAGCCCCAACGAGCCGACCATCCGCGTCGTCGGCGAACCAGACAACGGGGTGAGGCTCACACCAAGACACCTCGTCGGGAACGGGGTGGCGAAGGTGATGACCGAGAAATACTCGTTGCCGAATGCCACCGTGGTGCCCGTCGTGAGCTGCCCGGCTTTCATGATGAAACCGCTCGGCATATCCGCCGCGGTCGGGGTGACGATCCCGGCGATCGACGAGCCAGGGTTGCCCTGCCAGTACGCTTCCAGCCGGATGCCCCATGCGCCCGCTACGTAGCTGTACTCGTTGGACGCCGGGACGACGCAGGCATGTTGCCCGAGCACCGGATCCGTCCACGCGTCAAGCTCCGACTTCGAGCGGAAGGGGACGACACCGCCAACAGCGGCCGTCATCGGGAACTCCTCGACGACAACACAGTCCGCCGTACCGAGCACGTTCGCCGGCTGCAAGATGCGAGCGATGGGCAGAGCGCCCACAGGAAGAGCCGGCAGCGACGGCGACGCGGCTGCATTCCCCGCGACGTACGTGAGCACCGGTTCGTTGTCTGCGTCCGCAGCATCGATGTTGTCGTGCTGCACGGCATACACGCGCACCCACCGCGAGTTCGACGACGGAGACGCGGGAAGAGCGACGCCGATCGTCCCATCATTCGCGATCGGTGTGGCACCGTAACCAGCGCCCCGAGTGAGGACCGCTTCGAACGCGCCGACGTCGAGCGCCATATCGGAGCGTGTCGACACGAGATCCTTGCGATACCCGAGCACGCCGGCGCGAACGAGACCCGCGGAATTGCGCACGTACGATCCCGCATGCGCGAGACGGCCATCGAGGGCAGTCGCGCCCTGCAATGCAGATTCGGCGGCGACAAGCCATGATTTGCGGAGCGTCATTCGTCCCCCTACTGGGAAGTGTGATTGATCAGACCCACAGCAGTGGGAGTGCCGAAAGTGGCGCCGAGCGCCCGGAATTGAACCTGAACGGTCTCGCCCGGACCGACCGAGAACCAGTCACGGCGAGTGAGGAACGTCGAACGAGACACGCCATCGACGAAGACGGTTCCGTCCTCCGCGCTGATGACCGCAGTCGAACCAACGAGAAGCGTCTGAGAGAACCGGATCAACAGGCCCGTGCCGACCTGCTCGAGCTCGAACCCGCCGCTCAGTCCGCCGTGCACGCTGAACGTCGGCCACCCTTCGGCAGTGCCTTCGTTCGTGAGCGTCAGACGCCCCGTCTCGCCGGGCGTGCCCCAGTTGATCGGCCAGACCATTGGCCACATGTGACCGGTGCCCGCAGTTGGCAGGCCTGTCTCGTCCGGGACGCCGTCCTCAAAACGGAAGGGATCGACCGCGACGATGTCGACGGAGTACACGAACTTGCTCATCGAGATGCGAGGAAGGTTCGCCCGCGCAATCCGCACCCACCGCCAAGATGATGAGAACTCGTCCGTTACTCGCATCAAAATGCGGTTGCGGGCGAACACGGCCGCGAGCTCCTGACGGGCGCGCTGCGCCGACCGGAAGTCCGCGGCCGCGACGAATGCGACCATATTCATAACCCTGGAAGCGCGGAATGCCTTCTCGGTGTCGAACGCACCATGGCCTTGCGCACGTTCCTCGACCGGCGACTTGTCGTCGGTCAGATCATCCCACCCTTCGAGGCTGGTGAAACCTAGGCCGTCGAACGACTCGTCGGGGCGCCCATACACCATGAGCTCGTCGAATTCGATCCGCATCACATACCTGCCAACTGCTCGACGATGGTCCGGCCAGTAATTTTGCCCAGGACCAGAGGATCGGTCTCTTGCGGGTAAATGTTCGTGGTCTGGTTGATGGAAGCAGGCGCTGCCGACCTGTCCGCACTCGAGGATCGCCTCGCCGACGATTCGATACCGGTGGCTGCGATCTCCGCCGTTGTCATCAGCGAGTTCATCCGCGCAGTCAGAGCTGGTTCAACTGACTGGAGGCCGGCCGCGAACTGGTCACCGATCGCTACACCCGACTTCTTGAGCCGAGTCCAGCCCGATCCGGAGAACGGGCCTCGCTTGGCCGGCGAGTTCGGGAAGAAGCCACCCACGAGATCCATCACGCCGCCGACTGCGTCGCTGACACCGCCGACCATGTTCTTGATTCCGTCGATGAATCCCTGAATCAGTGCCTCGCCGGAGCTCAGAAGCAGATCTCCCATGTCTCCGAGAGTCGCGAGGATGGTGTCGGGCAGGCCTGTGATGAATCCGATGACGTTGTCGACGCCGGACTGCACGTTGCTGACGAATCCGGAGATCGCGGATGCGACGCCGTTGACGGCGCCGGAGACGAAGGAGACGATGGCGTTCCAGATGGACTGGAAGAACGCACCTATCGCCGACCATGTGGAGTTCCACACGGATGCGATTCCGCTGACGACGGAGGTGATTACGGACTGCACAGTGTTGATGTAGGTGGTCACGAAGGAGACCACCGCGGTGAAGACCGTCGAGATGACGTCGACGATGAAGTTCCACGTGGCGGTCCACGCCGCGACTATCGTGCCGACGACCGTGGTGATCACGAGCATGACCATGTTGATATACGTGGTCACGACGGACACGATGAAGCTCCACACCGTCGATATGACCGTGCTGATGAAGTTCCAGGTCGCGTTCCAAGCGGTCACGATCGCTGTTATCACCGTGGTGATCACCAGTAACACCAGATTGATGTACGTGGTGACGACCGTGACGATGAAGTTCCAGATCGTGGTGAAGAACTCTCCGAGCGCGGTGAACACGGTGGTGGCGACGGCGACGATGTTCGCCCACGCCTCGCCGAGGAACTTGGTGAAGTTGGCCCAGATCTCTTGACCGAGTTCGGTCTGGGTGAAGAAGAAGATCAGGCCGGCGACGAGCGCGGCGATCGCGATGATGATGATCGCGATCGGGTTCGCTGACATTGCGGCGTTGAAAGCCCACTGGGCTGCCGTCGCGATACCGGTGGCGGCAGCTCCTGCCAGCTGAGCAGCCTTGCTGGCGACCATGGCGGCCGCTGCGCGGGCGTTGGCGAGGATGCCGGCGTTCTTCGCCCCGTTGGCTGTCAGCTCGGCTGCTGTGCTCGCTCGTGTGGCGGCTGCGACTTGCCATTCGAGTGCTGCGGCCGCGAGACGAAGACCGTTGCGAGCGATCTGGCCGGGCAGGGCGGCGAGCTCCGCTGTGCGGAGAGCGATGCTCGCCGTAGCGACGCCGCCGGACGCGACCTTCCACGCCGCGAAGCCCGCGACGATCAGGGGCATGAGGCTGATGATCGTGTCGACGTTGTCAGCCAGGAAGCCCAGCGCCCCAGTGAGGATGGGAAGCGCAGCCGCGGCGAGGTCTGCGACGGCAGCACCGATCTTGGGCATCTGTGATGCGAAGTCGGAGAGAGCCGGCTTGAGAGTGGTGAACGACTCGCCGATGGAGGAAATCGGGCCAGAGAAGTCTCCCGACTGGAACGAGGAGACGACGCCTTGAAACGCTTCGCCGACAGAGACGAGGACGTCGTGCGCTGTTTGCAGACCGGTGACGACGCCGGGTGGGAGGAGGGTCTCGTTCTCGGTGAAGCCCGTGAGGAGGAGATCCTTGACGTCGACGGCGCCGAGGTAGAACTCCTGGATGCTGGCAATGATCTTGCCGAAGTCGATGGAATCGATCCAGATGCCCAGCCCTGCCATGGCGGGGATGAGCTTCTCGTTCATCGAGGCAGCGAACGGGGTGAGCGCGGTCGTAGCGCGGTCGACCGCGCCAGCGATCGAGGTGAAAAGGGTGGGAGCTCCGTCGACGGCTGATCCGACGAAGAGCGCGCCGAGACGGGAGAATGCAGCGCCGATGTTCGCGAATGCGCCTCGAGCTGTAGCGCCTGAGGAGAGCGCAGCTCCGCCGACGCCGGCCTCGAGAGCGTTCTGGAAGGTGGCGAAGTCCACCTCGCCACGGGAGACCATGGCGGCGGCCTCATCAGCGGTGACGCCATACTGGGCAGCGACGAACTGCAGCAGCGGTACACCGCGGTCGCCGAACTGCTGCAGCACCTCGGTGGAGAGCTTCCCGGAGGTGGCGACCTTGTTGATGATCCCGCCCATTTCGGACAGGGAGGTCTTGCCGATCGTCGCCGCGTCGGCTGTGAGCTTCAGTGTTCGGGTGAGCGCCTCGCCGGGCGCGATTCCGGCTGCGACGGACGATGCAGCGATCGTTGCCGCGGCGTCGAGACCGAAGGCTGTGCCTTTCACTGACTCGAGCGCCGAGCCCATGATGGTCGAGACCGATTCGGCGGAGTGGCCGAGGCCGGTCAGCTGCGCTTTCGCGTCTTGGATGTTGAGGGCTCGATCGAGCCCTTTGCTGGCGATCGCCGCGGCGCCGGCCACCGCGGCACCGATGCCGACCGCGAGGCCGGCACCGATGCCCTTGACTGCGGATCCGAACACGCTCGAGAACCTGTTACCGGACTCTTTGCCGGCGCCGTCCACCTCCGCGACGACTTCGGATCGAAACCCCTTGAACACGGGAAAGATCGGGACTTCACCGGTGCCTACTTCGCTCACGTCGGCTCCAATTCATCTCTCCCGGCGAACGCCGAGTGTTTGAGCAGACGCGCCTTGAGAGCTGCGCGCTCTTCTGGCGTGACGTCGCTTTGCGGATCTGCGGGTCCTGTCCACGGCATGACGACTTCGAATGGCTTCGGGTGCGTCTTCGGGTCGCGGTTCGAGTTCATGAAGGCCGACGCGTGAAGGCCTGCCATGACCTCGCCGTATGACGCTGCGAATTGCCAGTCGAGAAGTGCCGCGAAGAGCTGCGAGCCGAACTCTCGTTTCAGCCCCTCGATGAGGTCGATCGCTTCACGGAACGGAATCGACCGACCGATCTCGTCGAGGCTTACTCCGAATCGGTGTCGGAAGTCGTAGCGGAGGGCCCTTCTGTGCTTTCCGACGAAGGCGTAGAGGGCTTGGATTCCCCCATCTCGGCTCCCATGCGATCTCCGAGCTGCTCGGCGACCTTCATGACGATGACAAGCGCCTTGCTGCCGTCACGCATGTTGTCGAGTTTCTCGGCGTCCTCGGGCCAGAGGATCTTGTCGATCAGGTAGCGCGGCATGTGGGCCTGGTCGACGTTGCCGTCCATATCCATGAAGAGCTCGAGGCGCTTCAGCGGGATACGGAGGTCGATCGAGATCTCTCCCTCTCGGGTCTGACACTTGAGGTGATCCTCGACGACGAGGTAGTCGGGCTTGGGCCCCGGCTCGGGGGTGTACTTCAGAGCTTTCGCGGTCATGATGGGCCTTTCGATGGGTGGGGATGGGTGATGGGCATAGTGGAGCGGGTGCTGGCCGGGGTGCCCATCACGGTCCCGGCCAGCACGTCTGTTACTCGGGGAGGATGAGCCACTCGCCGATGTGCTCGTTGTTCAGCGCGGCGGAACGCTTCGCATGGAAGTTGAGCTCGGTGCCGTTCACGGATCCGCGCTCGGACTTGTCGACCTTCGCGCTGGTGACCGTGCACTCCGCGACCCGTCGGCGGATGACGCCGTTCTTGAAGATCTCCTCGGTGAACATGACGAACTCGAGGGAGTGTCCGCCCGCGTCGATGGTGATGAATCCGTTGTCGTCCGGCGTCTTTCCCCACGCGAGCTGGCGCACGGCCGCGTCGTACTGCGCGAGCTTCGCGACGCAGTCAGCGTTGGCGAGACCCGAGGGGATCGAGTAGCCCTCCTGCCAGAAAACGATGGGATCGCCATCGGGCTCGAGCGTCCACTCGAATCCGCCGTCCTCGGTGAGGAGACCGGCCTTCTTGAACGCGGCGGGCAGAACGAAGTCCGACGCTCCGCCGGCGGCTGGTGTCGGGAAGACTGTGCCGCCGGGTGCGTAGCCGAGGAAACCGCTGATCGGGATTCCGACAGCGGTGATGTCATTGCCGAATGCGTCAGCAACCATGGTGTGCTCCTTAAAAGCGAAAGCCCCCAGCGGATGTGGGGGCGGTGGGTGAATGGGGAACTACAGGAGGGAGCCGACGACGCCCAGGGTGAGGGTGAGATACCTTCGGGCTCTGGGCTGCGCCTCTCGAACCGCGACGGGGCGGGTCGAGCCGAGCACCGCAGTGACCGGGTTTCCGGGTTCGGCTGCGGGTATCTGTGAGCGTGCGGCGTGGACGATACGGGCGAGGTCGTCCGCGTCGGTGGGGTTTTCTTTCGTGCCGGCGAGGATGTTCAAGCGGACCGATGCCGAACTGGTGAGGAATGACGTCTGGAATCCTCCGCCATCACTGATGATGAGCATTTTCTCGGGCCACTCTTCGCCCGGGAGCGGTTCATGGTCCGTGACGAGCACGTCGCCGCACACTGCTTCGTCCCGGCCTTCCAAGAAGTCCCGGTACCAGCTGGTGAGGAAGAGGATGAGGTCAGCTTCGATTACGAGCGGGTCAGCCACCGGACGCCTCCGCGTTCAGCGCCCGAAGGAGATTCCCCGTCCGCGCCTCGACGATCATCGAGTGATCAGCGCCGGCGACGACGGTCGCGACGACGCGGTGGGCGGATTCGGAGACGACGACGTGGATCTTGTCGATGTATTCGCCGGTGTCTACGGGACCGTCTGTCTGTGCGCGCCCGGCGACGCTATTTGCGATTCCCGCGACCTTGGCGACGACCTTCGGTGAGTGACCGAGTTCATCGAGGTAGTGATCGTTGAACTTCATCAGCCCTCCGTGTTTTCGAGCGGGATCTCGATGACGGGCTGCCATCCGGTGAAGGGGTTCCGGTCGGCGGTCGGCTTCACCTTGATGTAGTAGACGTCGTCGCCGTCCCTGATCCGGTCTCCTGCCTTGACATCAGCGTCCGGGTTGGTCAGGTAAAGGCTTTTCGCAGTCGCGATCTGCGATCTGGTTGCATCTGGCACAGCGACGCTTGAGCTCGACCCGATGAACGCGTTCTCGAGGTCGATAGTGTCGACGTCTGACCACGGACCGGGCTTGGTTCGGCCTGATCGAGGATCGGCGATCGCCTTCCGTCGGTCACGGTGAACGGTCGCGCCGTTCTCCCACATCAGGGCGTGTCAGGTTCGGTCTGCGGAGCCGGCTTCGCTGCAGCGCGTCGCGCGCGGCTGGGTCGCGGCTTCCGCGCCTTTCGGTTCGGCGTCGCCGTGAGCTCGGCGGGCACGTTGACGTCTGTCCAGCCCTGCTCGAGGTAGGTCTTGAGGGTGGAATCGGGGACGGTGACCGTCTGCCCGCTTCTGCTTCGAATCGTGGCCATGGTCACGTTCCTCCGTTCGTGGTCGGGCCGACCGCAGATGCAGCCGACCAGGTGGGCGTCACTTCTCTTCGGGCCACAGGTTCTTGAGGATCCCGGGCCGCGGGAATTGCCCGATTGGCGTGTTGCCGGCGGATGCGCTCTGGCACAGGCCGCGAAGCGCTGCGCGATCGTCGGTTGAGAACCAGCTGGCGGCGTCGAAGTACTCGACGGAAGCCGGGCCGATGCGTTGCGATTTCACGCGGCGGGATCCGCGCGGCAGGACGTCGGCCGCGACGCCTCGCAGGACGGCGATTGCTCTGGATTTCGGTTCGCCGTCGAGGGTGTCCAGGCAGGGGGCGATGGTGTGAGCCACTGCAAGGATCCGATGCGCCGTGAGTTCGTCGACGCCGGTCAGGTCATCTGCTGTGATCACTCCATCACCCCCTTCTGGCTACTTCGCTGCCGTCTTGGTCGTCGACGTCTTGGACGCCGTCGACGTGGTGGCGGGCGGAGTTGTGACCGCCGGCGTGGTGACTGCCGGCGGCGTCTCGGTCCGGGCTGCGATCAGCTCCTCGGCTTTCGCCTCGACGCGTTTCTCGAACTCGGGCGCGATCTCCTCCGCGACGATCTTCTGCGCGGCGGCCTGGACGCGCTCGTCGAATGCGGCTTCGGCCTGAGCCTCCGCCTCGAGGCGCTGCAGCTCGAGCTGCTCGGCGATGTCCTCGTAGGACTCCACCTCCTCGATCAGGTCGAGGTCGAGCAGCCGCTTCACCTCCGCCCGGGTGACGGAGTCCGGGAGGACTCGTCCGCGGCGGAGGTAGACCTCGCCGCCCTGGGCGCCGGGCACCTTGGCGACGATCATGACGGCTGTCACGCCGTACCGCTTGCGTTCAGCCATCAGAGCCCCGTTCCGGTGATTGCGACGCCGGCGGAGGCGTCGGTGACGATTGGCACCGTGACGCGGCGCGATCGCAGCAGGTAGCTGTCGATCTCGTCCTGTCGGATCGACTTCACCTCGACGCCCGGGAGGGCGTTGGTGTAGCCGGGGCCGCCGAGATCCTCGTCGGCCATGCCGCCGAGCTCGTCGGAGTCGACGAGCAGCGGAGCCGATGTCGGGGTGAACGGCGATCGGAGCCAGACCAGGTCCAGCACGGTCGGCCAGACGCCGGTGATCAGCGGGTTGGCCGCTTCTCGTGGCAGGAGGCCGGCTTTGAGGAACGCGGCCATGACGTGCGCGTAGGCCGTGGGCTTGAGCACGATCGTGTCGAGGGTGTGGCCCTCGCCGGATTCCTCTGCGACGGCCTTGGCGAGTTCGACGGAGAGGACGATATTCGCCACCGCCTCGTTGGCGGTGTCGTCCTCGATGACCCAGGGCCCGGGCGACGGCAGGGTGGCCGTGATCTTCGACGCGATGACGCCGAGGGCGGCCGAGTCGACGAACTTGACCATGCGGTTGACCAGCTGCGTGAGCCCGCGGTTGACGACGTCGATGCCGCGGCGCTTGATCGACTCGTCGGTGATCGGGACGTCCCGACCCCACTTGTCGACCTTCGCGGCGGCGAGGTCACCGGCGGTGACCTGGGAGCGCGGGTACTCGCCGCCGGGGTTGATGGCCTCGGGGTCATCGGGCGCGAACAGCGGATCGCCGTTCTCGTAGAGCACGACTCCGCCGACGGACTTGAACCGGCCCTTCAGGAGCGCATCGGAGATGAACTTCTGTGCGGCGAGGGTACGGATCCGTCGGGCGATCGACGGCTGGGAGCGGAGCAGCTGGTGGATCTGCTCCGTGGTGAGGGTGTCGACGCTGTCGATCGCCGGCACCGGGTAGGTAAGGGAATTCCCCATTGTCTCGTTCTTCCTTCTCAGTCGAGAGCGATCTGAATCGGCTGGTCGGCAGCCGTCACCGTGGTGAGCGCGAGCCCGTTGCCGTTCTCGCCGGCACCGACGGTGACGACCTTTCCGGCAGCGGCGGACTTGACTCGTGAGCCGGCCACGATGGCCGCGGACGAGACGAGCTTCTGGACTCCACCGCGGAGAACGAGAACGTCCTCCCCCGCCTTGGTGTCCTGTGCCGCGGCGCCGAAGACCTTCGCGCTGGTGAGAGCTGCGGGGCCGACGGCGCGGGGTCCGGTGATCTCGACGAGTCGGCCGCCGATGACGTCGGAGCTGGCGACGCAGGTGACTGCGGCACCGGGGGTGAACAGGTGGATGTGGTCAGCCACGATCAGGCCTCCGTCTTCTTGTCGGTCCAGCCGGCAGCGGCCTCGAGGCGCGCTTCCGGATCCGGGATGTCGTCGGAGTGGCCGATCTCCTCCACGGGGATGGTGTTCTTGGGCAGGGAGTTGAGGAGGCTGGCGGTGCCCTCCTCGTTGGTCTCCAGCTGAGCACGCCAGGTGGCCTGCGTCGCGGGAGCGATGCGGCCCTCGGACAGCGCCTTCGCGACGATGCCGTCGCGTCGTTCGCTGGCCTGCTGTGCGCGTGCGGCGCGGCCGTCCGCAGCAGACGCCTGCAGCTCGGCGAGGACTCCCGCATCGATCAGCGTGGTGCCCTCGGGGGCGGTGGTGGTTCCGGCCTTCGCCGCGGTTGCGTCCACGGCAGCGAGGAGCTGCTCGTCGGAAGCGTCGGCATCGGTCACGCCGAGCCGTTCGCGGAGTCCAGCCTTCAGGTCGTCGTAAGCCACGACATTCTCCTTCTGGTTGTGGTCACCCGGCTCGGACGAGCTCGGGAGTCTGGGGGCGGCGCTGCGGGTGGCAGCGGCGATGGTGGCGACGCGGGCGAGCGCGTTCTCGACGTCTTCGGTCTCGATAGGGACGATGATCTCGGGCTCGAGGTCTCCGACGGTCGAGGATCCGCCGGCGTCAGGGATGACGGCGACTCGATCGGCCAGGCCGAGTTCGACGGCTTCTGGTCCGGTGAGCCAGGTCTCGGCTGCGAGCAGTTGCGGCCAGTCGGCTTCGCCAGCTTTTCCGGAGTAGATCTCGATGAGGGACGCTTCGATGCTGTCGAGCACGCCGGCTTCTTTCCGCATGTCTTCGGACGATCCCCACGCGAATGACCACGGTTTGTGGATCATCATCTGGGTGCCGGGCGACATGACCGCCTCGTCGCAGCCGGCGGTGATCACCGAAGCCGCGGAGGCCGCGAGACCGTCGACGACCGCGAGCACGGTCGCCTTGTGGGCGCGCAGCATGTTGAGGATCGAGACAGCCTCGAAAACTTCACCACCGGGCGAGTTGATGCGGAGGATGATCTGGTCGACCTCGGCGGGCAGCGCGTCGAGGGTCTCGCCGACGTCAGCTGCGGAGATCCCCCACCATCCACCCCACGAGTCGATCGGTCCGTACATGCGGATGGTCGCGATCGTTCCATCGCCGGCCGGAGCCGGTGTGGTGATCGCGTTGAAGAACTCGGTCTTGGACTTCGGCACGGGCTTCTCGCCCCAGTACCGATTCGCGCGCCGTTCGTTCTTCGCGGCGGTCCCTCCGGTTGTGGATTTCGCCACGGATTTCCTTTCGTCGGATGCGCTCACGCGGATCGTTGATGTTGTGCGCTTCATGCCGCGGCCTCAGCTGCCTCTGTGTCCGGATCAGTCGGGTCGACCGTGGGGGGAGGCGGGTCTTCGTCGGCCGGCGTCCCTGGCGTGGCCCGCTCTGAGCTGGTCTCGGCGACGGGGAGTCCGTACTTCGCGCGCATGTGCGCTTCGAGCACGGGATCCCAGCGGAGAGCTCCCGAGTCGAGGAGCAGCTTGATCGCTTCGGCCGTGGCTGGTGCTTCGGATCCGATGGCGTCGAACACGAGACGTGGCGCTGGCTCGTCTGGACCCCAGTTCGCATCGACGATGTCTTCGATGACGTGCTGGTTGGTGATGTCTTTGATGTGCTCTGCGACGGCGTTGAGCGAATCGGTGAAGAAGTTGGCGAACGTCGATCCGAGCGCCCACGACCCGGTCTCTGTTCCGAGGTTCAGGAAGTGAGCGAGCACAGCGCGAGCGATCTGCTCGTCGTGGTAGCGGATGGGCTTGTCGGTTTCGGGCAGTTTGCCCGTCACACCCATGAGCTCGAGCTTGGCGCCGTTGGGGAGGGATGCCCCAGCTGCTTCTCCCCCGCGGAAGCCGGTGGCGATCGCGAGTCCGGCTTTCTTCTCTGATGCCTGCCAGGCTTCGCGCTCGTCGGTCGATGCGCTGTCGGGGACGGGGGCGGCCGTGTACACGGGTACGCCAAGGCCGTTGCGTTCGACGGTCAGCGCCTGTGCGCGGAGCATGCGGTCTTTGAGGAGCCAGTTCTTGTACGCGGTGCGTAGGAGGCTCTGGCCGACCCAGTTTCCGCCTTCTCGGTCGTTGACGTAGACGACCAGGTGGTCGACGCTGATTGGCGTCTTGGTGTCGGTCTGCTTGATCGAGATGAGACCTCCGTCGCGGGCGACGTTGAATTTCTCGATGGTCCGGGGCGGGCGCCAGGCGAGCTTCTTGAGGCGGGCGAGGCCGGCTTCGTCGATCGTGTAGACCTGTTCGAAGATCGAGTGGCCGAAGATGAGCTCGAGCATGACCATGCGCAGATGCTCTCCCCAGGAGAAGCGTCCGCGGGTCCGGCGCGGGGCGATCTCGGGCTCCGGCCGGCCCTTGACCGGCAGTCCGAGGTCTCGGGCAATGTGGTCGACGACTTCCTCGCGTGCGCCGGCCGGGTCGATCATCCAGGGCACGCCTCTGATGGGGAGGGTGACGGCTCGAAGCACGCTGCCGACCTGCGAGTCTTCTTTCCGCATCCGGTCGTAGACCTCGATGGAGAGGGGCCATCGCAGATCCGGGTTGCTTTCCGACTCCTCGCTGGCCATGTCGCCCCACGAGGGAAGCGATCCTGTCTGGTATCCCTTTTCGTCGGACAATTGGTGGCCTCTCTCAGAATCGGGCGGTCGCCAGGTTCACTTCGTGGCTGTCTGCGTCGCCGCTACTGACGAGCTCGGCCTGCGGTGGTGGTGGCGGGGTGGGAGCCGCCGGTTCGGGCTCGAGTACTTCGAGGCCGTAGAGCGCGTTGGTCTCGGACACAAGGCCGCTGATGTCAACGGGGAGCGAGCCGCGGCGCGACCACGCCATGTTCTCGGCGTAGTTGGTGACCACGCCGCCTTCTACGGCGATGTCGACGTCGGGCTGCTTGATGATGACGAGGTCGCCGGCGCGGACGCGGTCGCGCATCCGTCCGGTTGCCAGAGCGAAGGTTCCACCTTCGATCGCGTGGACGGTGAGTCCGCGCTTTTCGAGCGGTTCGATGAATTCGACGGCCGCGACGCCGCGGCCCTGGAGGACGACCTCGTAGTGCCCGGACGCTTCGGCGAGCTGCTCGAGGTAATCCGGCACCCAGAGCATGCCGGCACGGCTGGTGCGAACGGTCGCGAAGGGTTTTCCGTCTTCTGTGAAGGTCGCTGCCGAGATCCACGACATCGAGCGGTCGTGTGAGGTGTCGACGCCCCACACCGTGCGGGTTCCTTTCCGAATCCGGATCTCAGAGATGGGCTTCTGGAGGTTCGTCCATTCCTTGATGTCGATGAACGACTCCACGCGGGAGGTGACCCACTGGCAGAGCACTTCTGTGCGGTAGCCGGCGTCTGTCATTCCGCGAATGTCGGCGAGGGCCGACTGGACGGTCATCGACCCGTAGCCGATGGAGGGGTTGGCCTGGAGGATGCCGTCGACGTCGTCTTTCGCGCAGTCGTCGGGTGCGGACCATTCGAAGAGTGCGAGGGAGGTGTCGCGGCCATTTGCGAAGTCCTCGATCGTGGCGATGCCCGCCTCGACGTAGGACTCCCATTCGAGGATGTCGGCCATCGCTGCGTCTCGTTGAGTGCGGAGGACCACGGCGCCGGCGTCGCCGGCATTCGATAGGCCGAAGAGCATGCCGTTCCAGAACGACTTGGTGGTCTGCGAGACCGCGTTCCAGGCGGCCCATTCTTTCTGTTCGCGCATCTCGTCCATGAGCACGCGCGCGGCCGGCTTGCCTCGGGCGTTCTTCGCGGCGCGGATCTCGTAGTGCGCGCGGGAGCGGGCGACGATCGCTTCTTTGCCGTTGGTGTCGGACACCTTCGCGGTGGCGTTCTGCAATGCCCTGATGGCGAGGTCTGACTCTTCGGCGGTCTCGGGTTTCGGGTCGCACCAGAGTTTCACGGCGGCCCATGGTTCGCGGGCGATGTCTAGGTTCTGCGCGACGCCGACGATCTTGAACTTCATCGGGGGGACGCGGTCCGGGTGGCGAGCCGAATCGACGTAGAGCCACCACGACGCGAGCACCGATGCGAGCGTGGTCTTGCCTTGCTGCCGGGCGACGAGGACGATGACGCGGCGGAAGCGGTATTGGCCGTCGGTGAGCAGCTCGAGCGCGTGGATCAGGAGCCAGCACTGCCAGGGGTAGAGCTCGACGCCGAGGATCTCGCGGGCGAAGTCGATGACCTCGAATCCGAGGGAGGTGTCTGGGGTCAGCTCGCGAAGGGGCTTCGTCCACAGTCGGGGCTCGGTGCGACCAAACTGCTTGGGCATCTACTCTCCCGGCTAGTTGATCCCCCGCCTTTGTTTGAACGATGCGAGGTCATTCGGGGCATCCGGGACAGGCTCAACGGAGGGAGCCGCGGCGGGGACGGCCGCGGCGGCTGCAGCTGCAGCCGCGATGTCGGCGGATCCGGTGGGCCGGGCATATGAGCTGTTGAGTACGCGGCGGACGTCCTTCAACGCCGACAGATATTCCGCTCGAGCGCGAGTCGTGGCGTGTCCGCTGTCCATCTCGTCGGCGAGCGTCCGGAGCAGCTCGACGAGGGGCGCTTCTTCGGGAACGTGAGCGAGCCCGGTGGACCGCAACATCCGCGTCAGCGCTGATCGGTGACGCCGAGCGGAGACTCGGGGCATGCTGAGCCTCCTTGGTGAAAAAACGTGGGCGATCGCGGGGAGGGAGGACGACTCAGGCGGGAGACCCGGCCGCTCAGAGGGCGAGGCTGGATTTTATGGCGAACGAAGTCGACGGCCATCAGACAGGGCGCCAGCGGCCGTCCTGTGGGCTCACGCAAACGAGGACGATTGCTACCACCAGTCGGGCACAGCCTCGCCCAGCCCCAGCGTGGGGGCGTTGTTGCTGCGCTGGTTGTTGCACAACATGTGAGAGTGACGGAAGTTCGACGGGTCTTCCTGCAGCTCGGGGTGTTCGGAGACCGAGTGATAGTGATCGAGGTTGTGACTGTCGGGTGTGGTGTGCGGGTCGACGCTGTAGTCGATGGTCTGCTTACACATCCAGCAGTTAGCAGCTGGATCCTTCTTCGCGTCGAGCATGCGACCCTCGAGGAAGAATTCGTGGGTCAGCTGCTTCATTCGGCGTGAGCTCGAGCGGGCCATGGCTACCTGGTCAGTCGATGCATGCGTGCTATGCAGTCACGCACCAGCGAGGGCACGACGTGGTTCCGACCGTGCAGCGGGCAGAAGTAGGGATCGGACGCCATGTTGCTCCTGCCGTTGAGCCTGTCGCTCCAGCCACCGTGGCACGCGTCGTCGCAGTGCGCTGAGCGGGGTCACGCCAGGTGAGAGTTCCGCATCTCGCGACCCGTGGCTGAGGTGTGTGATCGGGATGCGGAAGTACACGACAGCCGCGCAGGTACGCCTAGCCCGCCTAACAACAGGCAATCGTGAGCGTCCTTCGCGTCAGTACCCACGTTGACGCGACTGTCGAAGTGTGTCGGGAAGGGATGCCACCGCCCGCGATGTGCAGTTGGGATCTGGCCGCTCGTGGAGGCGGTCCGACGATCAGGCTCTAGTCATGTGCAGCGGTGGCAAGTCGAGGGGATCCCGTTGGCATCCGCAGGATGCGCCGGCACGGGAAACACACCGGTTCAGACAGCCACCCCGGCTGCCCTCTATCCAACCGGCGACCGACCCCTAGGCGGCTACTGGCGGAAGGCTGATGATGTGTCCGCGGGAGGAACACGAAAGGCCCCGACGATGTCGAGGCCCAGTTCGAGGGTGTGTGAATTCCAAGAGCTTATGAAGGAACTTTGACATGGCTTGTCAAGGATGTCCAGTATTGCGTTCTCAGGGCGTGTCGCGTGTCGTGAGCGAATCCGCGAGCGCGAGTGATGCTTTGTGGTGGGTATGCGTGTTCTGTCGCGTTGGTGGGGCGGTCGTGGTGATGACGTCGGGGTGTCACTTGTTTCGTAGGTCGATGTCGAGGGTGGCTCGGTGCTTGGTGAGAAGGCGCTCGAGTACGAGGCGGGCGTGTTCGAGCTGCTCGGGTGTGGCCTGTGTGAGGGCGTGGAACGGGTTGCGGACGTTGTTCCAGGTGGTGTATCCGCCGAAGGTGTCGTAGGCGGCGAGGTTGTAGCCGAGTTCTTCGAGGTGCAGGTTGCTGTTGCGGGCTGCGATGAGGAGTGGGTTGGGCTGGTGGGTGGTGGGAACGTCGTATGCGGTGCGGGGCCGGTACTCGGCCGCGAGGTTGTTCGAGGTGGCGAGCCATGTCGGGAAGCGGCGGGGAACGTCACCGGGGTAGTCGATGACCCATGGAAGCGGGTCGTGGTTCACGGTGGGGGTGCTGCAGAAGATCGTCATGAGGTTGCTCCTGTGGTCGGGGTGTCGGCGTTGAGTGCGGCTGCGCAGTCCGCGCAGGTCACCTTGCTGCGCTGCTCGGTGGTGACTTTGGCGATGCGGCCGCAGTACGCCTTTCGGCGAAGTCCTGCAGTGGTGAAGCAGACACGGGCGGAGTTGGGTGTGCTCACCGGAGCGGATTTGTGGCTGGCTCTCCACTGGTGGATCGGTCCCTCGCTCATGCTGTCTGTCCTATCGCTGCGAGGATCTCGGCTGTGGTGGCCGGGTCGAGGCGTCTGAGTCCGAGCCCGCCGCGGTACGGCATGGGCTTGGCGAGTGGGCGTGGGTTTTCGAGCACGAGGTGCCATTGGTCGAACTCTGCCCACTGCGAGCAGATCGGATAATCGTCGGTGTCGCAGAATCGGTCGTGTGCGTCGGTGAGGTCGACCACGCCGATGATGTGTCCGTGGTCGGCCCAGCGGCGGTGTTCGGTCTGTGAGCACCAGGTGCATGACCAGATCTTGTGGTTGCGCTGGTGTCGGTGCGGGCATGGTGAGTGGATGAGGCCGTGCGCTGGGTGCTCGTGGTCGGCGACATTGTCGTCGTCGGTGAGGCCGACGTGGATGGCGACCAGGCCGCGGTACTCGCCGGCGAGGTTCCGTGACCGGTTCTCGACGTCTTTGCCGCGGTGGATGATCGCCCACGCCCAGGGTTGCTTCACTGTGAGGATGCGCATCTCGGTCATGGCTTCACCGGCCCGTCCGGGTCGCTCGACGATGGCGGCGTGAAGAGGGGGCCGGTCAGGAGATCTCGCAGCTGGTCGTACAGGTCGTAGCCCGCGAGCGCTTCGAATTCGTCGCGGGCCGAGACCTGCGGGCCCGGGGTGTTGGCGATGTGGGCTGCATCATGGTTGGCGAGATCGAGGACGAGCAGCATGAGCTCGGGCAGAGTGTGCGGCTGCGGCGGGTTGGACAGGCGGTCACGCCAGTCGCCACCAGGTTCGGCCGTCGCCGGCTGCTTGCTGTGGACGGACCGGCGGTGTGCGCGAAGGTCTGCCTTCGCCTCTCGGATTAGGGTGCGCGGTGGACCGACGAGTTCCATGCACCCCTCGCACCATGCCCGATGAGCACGCCAGAGCATCGTCTCAGCCACGGGCGCCACCCTCAGGCGTCTCGATGAGCTCGTACTCCCCTGCGCCGGCCCAGAAGCCCGTGGACTCCGACTGTCCGAATGACCACTGGATGTGCTCGCCTATGTCGACCCATTTGAGGCCGGCGTTGGTGTGGCCGCTCGGGCTGGCGTCGTGCAGCGTGGCGATGCGCCCCGCGCTCACGCCGGGCATGCCCTTGAGCAACCGCACCTTCTGCGGGTGCGATTCCTCGCCGCTCTCGCCGAACTGGATCCCACACCAGTCGCACTCGTCGTGTGACCAGACGTGGTTGCAGTGATGGCCGCACGGCCGCTTCGAGTTCGGGCACTCGTTGGCCTCAGCGCCGCTCTCCTCCATCCCGCACGATGCACAGTCGGGATCCTCGATAGACCGGTTGTGGCACGGGCATGGGCAATCCGCGAGCGCTTCGGTGTTCTCGTCCCAGCCGGTTCCGTCGCAGTTGGTGTGTTTGCCGGCTGCGCAGTCGGGGTCGATGATGACGGTCATGCTGCGGCTGCTTCGTCGACGCATGCGGTGCAGAGATCTCGTTGCCCGGGTACCCACGCGCATGGTCGGCCGGTGCGTTCGATGCAGCCGGAGCAGTCGAGGTCGGTGCATCCGCAGATACGGCAGGAGCGCGAGGTGGTGTCGTCCGCGAGCGCGAGGGTGGTGCAGGGGCCTCCCCAGGCGCGGTCGTACATGCAGGGAGTGCATCCGTGGCCGTGCGAGATCTTGTCGAGTCGGGTTCCGGGGCGGGGCGCTCGGTACTCGACGCAGGCCGGGTCGGTTGTGAGGTGTCGGTTGTCGGTGAGTCCGTCGATCGCAGATCCGAGCGTGTGGAGGGCGATGATGATGCGGTCTTGGATGCGGAGCTGCTCGAGCATCAGAGGTGTCCTGCCTTTCTGAGGTCTTCTGCGGTGGGTGGGGTGGCGAGGAGCTTTTGGAGGATCACGATGCGCGCGAGGTCGGCCCATTCGTTCTGCTCGCCCTGCAGTTCGTCGCTGCCGTCTGGGAGCGTCACGGTGTGGCGGATCGCCGCGACGAGCACCTGCAGGAGCTTGAGCTCGACGTTGTCGGGGTCGGGTCGGAGCAGATCGACGATCGCGGCAGCACTGACATATCCGTCGACGTAGAACGGCGCTCGATCGAACGGCTTCCCGTCGACGAACTTGATATCGGTGAAGCCCATGCCCTCGAGGAGCAGAGAGCAGACCTGGGCGATGAGTGCGTCGCGGGCCGGGGTGGAGGCTGCTTCGGTCATGGTCTCTTATTTCTCTGGTGGGGTGGATGGTCAGAGCGCGACGACGGTGAAATCGGCGGCGGCCTGCAGTATGGCGATGGCCGCGATTATTGCGATCAAGTTGCGAGTGCTGCGATGGGTCTGGCGGTCGTCGGGAGTGCTCGCTTTCCGGGACCGGTTGTGTTCGATGACGGCGGCGATCGCGAAGAGAGCACCGAACAGCGAACAGATAATCGCGACGATGATGATGAGGATCTGCGAGGGGGTCATGACGTCTTCTTCCTGTTTTGATGGGACTTGCGGATGTCGGCGAAGTTGTAGGCGCGGGGCCAGCCGTGGTCGTGACGCCAACTGTCGGATTTCGCGATGCGGCGGGCCTGCCGTTCTGTGACACCAAGGGCTTCGGCTGCGACGTCGATCGCGACCCACTGGTAGTCGGAGAGTTCCTCGGTGCGTTCGGTCACAGGATGTCGAGCCAGAGCTTGTCGCCGGGTCGATCGATGCGGTGTGCAGGGTTCGTGGCGCAGACGATGGAGGTGGGGCGCGGATCCCCGTCGACGGGGACGAGGCCGTAGAGGGTGCCCTCGCAGGCGATCTCTCCGTACTCGGTCTCCTCGATGATGAATCCGCACGTCGCGCGGAGGGTGATGCGACGCATGGGTTGCGCGTCGAGTGCACGCCATGCCTGGACCATCAGCGACCGAGCGCCCTGCACCAGTGCGACTGCAACTCCCGGGTAGGACGACAGCCAGCGGGCGTGGTGGAGGTGCAGCGCCATGAGAGCGAGGCGCGGGTCGGTGTGCACGGTGAGGCCATGGCTGGACTTCACCAAGACGCGACGGGCCGGCGGTCCGATGAGGCGGGTGCCGATCTTCGATTCCGGGAACTGGTACGACACACTGCCGGGCTCTGGGAGCGGGCGCTGCTCGAGTACTCGACGCACGACGATCTGCGTCCACTCCGTGATGTTGTTCAGCGTCACCGTCGCTGCAGGGTTCCACAGCGCTCCCCCGTCGGACACCCCCGACGTCTGCACCCGTTCGCGGAGCTCCTTCTTCGGGGTGCGGAGAACGGACAAGTGCAGCTGCGGAATGATCGTGACGAGCTCACGGAGGTGCTGGGCGAACTCGTGATGGTGGATGCCGCACAGATCCGTGCCCGGGATCGCCGGACGCGGCTTCATCGTCGGCGGGCGACCCGCGATGACACGGCGGGCGTAGGCGCCGAGCAGCTTCGGCGCGTCAGAGCAGCCCGGAAACAGGCACGCCGTGGTCGTGGCGGGCAGGACGCCGGTCGGGTAATCGCTCATGCGACGGATTCCTGTTCTTCGGGGCTGGGAGTGAGACCGAGAATGCGTTCAGCGAGGCGGCGAGCGCGGTGGGGGTCTTGGGCGGCGGGGGCGAACATCTGGCCGTCTTTCGAGAGCATCGGTTCTTGCTGCTGCCGCTTGATCTGGAGCTTCTCGAGGATCACCGGGTCGGAGCCTTGCGCGCTGTTCAGGAAGTAGATGACGGGCGGGTCTTCGATGCCGTCGCGGGCGAGACGTCCGATGGCCTGTTCGTGCACGGTGGGTGACCAGTCGAGTTCGCCGAACACGCCGACGCGGGCGTGCTTCTGGAGTCCGTCGACGCCGGCGCCGGAGCGGAGCGACATGATCAGGACTCGGCAGTCGTCGGGTTCGGCGACGGGCTGGTCCTCGTCGACGAGCTGCTCGGCGTCGGGGTCGATCGGGGTCGTGCTCATGGGCTTCATGAACGCGGCGATCGCGTCGGCTTTCTGCTTCGGTGATTCGGATCCGGTGTAGAGCCGTGGGTGGAAGTCGGAGAGTTTGTCGAGCCAGATGTCGTAGACGTCGCGGTGCCATCCCCAGAGCACGATCTTGTCTTCGGCCTCGAGCAGTAGCCGGCAGAACTCGGCGACGAACGGTGCCTTGTCGACGCCGGTCGCTTGGCGGAGGAGCATGTCGATCTGGCCCTGAGCGGTGAACTTCTTCTGATGCGTGCTGGAGTCGTCGAGGATCATCTGGGCGAGGGCCTTGACGTTGCCGTCGATCTGGTCGAGCGCTTCGGTGTACGAGTCGACGAGGCGAGAGACCTTGATCGTCTGCGGCAGCTCACGGCCGACGTCTTCTCGGGTGCGGCCCATCATCAGGCCCTGCTGGCGGAGGTAGTTGCCGAGAGCCGCGGGGTCCTTCACCATCATGCGACCGTTCGACATGGCCGCGCCGCCCCACTCCCGGGAGAACTCATCCTTCGTGCCGAGCGAGCCGGGAGCGATGATGTCGTAGATGTTCCACACCTCGCCGCCGTAGTTGTGGATCGGGGTGGCGGTGAGCCCGAGCACGTAGGACGCGTTGTCGGCGACCATGCCTGCTGCAGCGCCCTTCTCTGTCGCGTCGGCACCGTGGCGGAGCTCCTGAACCTCGTCGAAGATGACGGTCTGCACCTGGTTCTGCATCGCCGGTGCCCAGCCGACGAGCTTCGAGTAGGAGACGATCGTGACGTCGGCCAGGTTCCCGGTCTTCGCCCGCACCGACGGCTTGCCCGTCTTCGCGACCTCGAACGTCAGCCATGGGAACGCGTCGCGCAGCTCCTCCACCCACCGCGGCGGGAGGTGAGTCGGCGGCACGATCAGAGCAGGGAACGCATCGTCGTAGGAGACCGAGAGGAGACCGGTGAACGTCTTGCCGAGCCCGACCGCGTCGGTGAGCATCAGACGTCCGCGAGCGCGGAGGAGGTCGATTGCTGACAGCTGGTAGTCGCGTGGCGTTTTCAGGGGTGGGCGGGAGATGCTGGTGCGCTGGTAGGTGCCGGCTTGGATCTGGCCGATGACTTCTTCCTGGCGGATGTGCTCTTCGGAGCCCTGGGTGAGCCATTGCTCGGAGAGGTGGTCGGCGGGTTCGAGGGGGAATCGTTCCATGAACCAGACGATGTCGCGGGCTACCTCGATGGTGTCGCCGATGACGAGGTTGCTCTGCCGTGAGGGCTTGAGGCGTCCGAAGACGCGTTTTGCGCGTGCGCGCACGGCGGGTTCGAGGGTGAGCACCCACGATCCGCGATCGCGCACCTCGCCGATTTTCGGCGGTCGGTACTGGTAGGTGCCGTAGGTGTGGCTCATAGGCCGCCTTCCAAGAGTGGGATGAGGGTGAGAGGTTTGCCGTTGAGCCGGTCGGGCATGCCGAGGTGTGAGGCCTTGGTGGTGATGAGAACGAGCTCGAGGATCTCGGGGCAGAGAGCGTAGCGCTGCAGCTGGCGAAGGGTGTCGGCGTGGGAGCCCTTGATCTTCACCTCGACGCCGACACCATCCATGGACTCATCGGCCCCGGTGTAGATCAGGATGTCGATGCGGGACTTGCCGTCCGACAGCCGGATCTCGCGAGAGCAGAGCGACCCGGCGTTCTCGATCGATCGGTGCAGGTACGCCTGCAGCTGGTCTTCGTCGTTCCAGACACCTACCTGCGGCCGAGCGGCGAAAATAGCTGCGACGTCAGCGCCATTCGCGATCATTTTTCGATCTCGCTGTCGATGAGATCCGCGATCGCACGCAATACTTCCGGTCGAAGGCCCCAGACTGCGAAAAGAACGGGCTGAAAACCGCCGTGGATAACTCGACCTGCGACGGTTCGACGCATGTCAGCTGGCGCCTGTTCGTTCTTCAGGACGATGACGCGTTCGCCGTCCTCATCTTCGATCCCGATCGTGGTGCCGCCAGATGTAGTGATCGTGTTGCTCATCAGGCACCCGCCTCGTCGGTGGGGAGCTTGTCGACGATGTTCTGCTCGAGCTCGGACAGCGTGTATCCCCATGCGGAGATCTGCTGCAGGTAGAACGGCAGGTATTCGCGAGTCGAGTCCCAGCCCTTCTTCTCGTCGAGGTTCGATTCCATCCACGCTGCGGCGATCGCGACCATGACGTGCGGGGCGCGGAGCGGGTTGCTGGTGACGGCTTCGGGCAGGGCTGATGCGGAGTAGCTGCCGGGCTTTTCGATCGCGAGCAGCTGGTGGGCCAGGTTGTTGGTCTGTGTGCCGTAGTCAGACGGAAGCGTGGTGTAGCACAGGGCCGCGAGCGCCGGCCATTCGTTGGGGAGGTTGCGACGCTGCAGGAGTTTCGTGATCCATTCGAGGCGGAGGGTCGTTGCTGCAACCCAGGCCTTGCCGTTGATCTTCTGTAGTGCGCGCTGCGCTTTCTCTTCGTCGGTGAGCGGGCCTTTTCCTGCGGTGCCGTAGTCGTAGGGCTTCCAGCCGTGAGCCTCGTAGTTGACGACGGCGTAGTCGATGATCCAGCTGCCAGGTTCGCGTGTTCCGGTGTCCCAGTTGTAGGTGCCTTGCTCGAATCGGGGGAACGCTCGGAGATCTTCACCGGCTTCCTCGCGGGCCACCTCGAGGGAGAGGTGGTTGCGCTGCTTCGGGTCGGTGTACAGCTCGTTGACTCGGATGATGCTCGTCTCGCCGTGGCTGGGCTCGGGGTCGGCGAGGGTGAGGCCGGCGGCGAGGATCTCTTCGATGACGACCTGGCGGGCAGCTTCGCGAGCGCGGTCGTTGCGGATCATCTCGGCGGTGTGGGGCAAGCGACGGGGGTTGTCGTTCATCGTGGTGTCGAGGCGTGCGATCGCGTCGGCGTCGCCATCGAACTCGGCGTAGATGAGAGCGTCGTCGACGGTGGTCTGGTAGGTGGTGATCGCCTTCATCGCTGCTGGGCTCTTCGATGCTTTGATGGCGTCGCCGACGTGCGACATCTTCGTGCCGGTGCGCTTCGCGATGTCGATGGCGGGCAGGCCGATGAGGGCGAGCTGCTCGTACGCCTCGACTTCTTCCTCTGCGCGGAGTCCTGAGCGGTGGTGGTTCTCGACAAGCTGCTCGACGATGCGTCCGGCTTCGTCGGGTGTCGCGGCGACGATGACCCAGATGAGGTCGATGCCAGCTTCGACGGCTGCGAGGGTGCGGCGGTGGCCCATCTTCACGGTGGGTGCTCCGGCGGCATCGCGGTAGATGACGGGCGGCTGCAAGACGCCGTTCTCCTTGACGGACTTCAGGAAGTCGGCTGTGAGGTTGGGCTCTTTCCGGACGTTGATGTCGACGATGAGCGTTCGTGGGTCGAGCTGCTCGATGGTGGGGTTAGGGGTTGTCATTTCATTCCTTGGGGTGGGGTGGTGGAGAGGTACTAGGGGCGGGGATCGTTGAGATGTGAGCGTTGCCAGGGTTCGAGCTGCAGCCCGAGTACTTCGTCGGTGAACTCTGCGGTGGAGGTCGCCCCGCGCGGTGCAGGTGGTTTCCGTTCGCCGCGGAGTTGCTTGTCGATCGACCCGTTGAACCAGTCGATGGGGCGCCACACACTGGCGTCGACACCAGCGCTGGTGAGGGCAGCGAGCCACTTCTTCTGATCTGTGGTGACGCGGCCGGTGGCGCTCTTGAGCTCACGGAACAACGACCAGCCTTTGGCGCCGTGCACCAGATGCAGATCCGGGTATCCGGAGGCAGAGCGGCGGGAATCGTAGGTGTGGTACACGAGATATCCCATGCGCTTCGCCGCGGCGATGATGACGTTCTGCAGCTCGGTCTCGGTCATGAGCTCCGCTTGCATCTGGTTGTAGGTGTCGATGCTGATTCCGGTGGTCATGCGTGTGCCCAATCGAGTTCCAGGGTGCCTGCGGTCAGTGGCCGCGGGTCAACGGTGAGGTTGGAGTACTCGACGCGGACGATGACGTCAGGCGAGAAGCCGAAGTCGAGTAGTGCCGGCGTCGGGATGATCGGGGTGACGACGACCAGGCCAGACTCCGGGTGGTAGCGGACGGCGCCGATCGTGAACGGGATCCAGGAGTGTGAGCCCCACCCGACGGTCGCTGCGCGCCGGCCGACGTACAGGTGCAAGTACTCCGCAGCGATCTCGAATGTCTTCACGACGTCTTGCCCAACTCGAGCACCGGGGCGGTGATGTAGCCGGCGGCGATCGCCTCCGCCTGCGTGAGCTGCTCGTAGGGCTGGTCGGCGGTCAGGCAGTCGCGATCGTTGCGGATCCCGAACGCGCAGTACTCGGTGCCGGCGGGCAGCGGGTAGCCGAGGTGGGTGGGGCATCCGGGCTCGAGCTGCGGGGTCAGATTCTCCGACTTACGCCGGTTGGTGACGATGACGGCGAGGTGCGACGGGGTGAGGTACTCCGTCGAGGTGCGACGGTGCATGATCATCGCCTCGAGCAGCTCGGAGTACTCGAACGGGGCGAGAACTTCGGTCCACGCTGCGACGGCGGTGTCAGCGACTGAGCGATTGTCGATCGCCGAGGCCCGGATCAAGAGCTGGTGTACCTGCTGCTGCGTGGCCATTCGAGTCTCCGTATCGTTCGTTGTATTCGGCGAGCGCCAGTTCGGCGTTGGTGAGTTTGCGGGGGCCTGTGGCGGGTGCTGGGCTGGCGGCGATCTCGTCGGTCCACCGCTCTTGGTGCAACCATGTCGCTGCGTAGGGCACGTGCTTCGGGTCTTGCGGCCGGTGGGGGTTCTGGTTGTAGTCGATCGCCGCCTGGACGAGTGCTGCCGGTGAGTGCTTCTTGGCCGCGATGATGAACTTCGCGAGCGCTGGCTTCTTCGCCTCGTGGCGGGGGTACCAGTTCCAGAACGCTTCGAAGAATTGCTCGATGGTGACCGCGGGGGCGGGTGCGTCAAAGAGTTCTTTGTTTGTAACTTCTGTATATGTCTCAAAGAGAGGAACATTTGCCCCTGAGGGCAGCTCTGAGTTGCCCTGTAGGGCAACTCCCATTTGCCCTGTAGGGCAAGTCGAGTCGCCCTCTTCGGCAGGGGTTTCGACGTCGGTTTGTGCTGCCGCTGCGGGCGTTTTCTCTTCGGATTCCCACACTGGTCGGTAGCTCTTGGTGCGGTCGTAGGGGCCGTTGATTCGGAGCTCGGCGACGGCGAGGTGGCCGAGGCGTACAAGCTCGCTGAGAGCCCTGCGGATGACCTTCTCGGACACGTTCATGGTCTCTGCGAGTGTGGCGACGGAGGCGGCGTACCAGGCGGTGCCGTCTTCGTCTTCGACGCCGTCGTAGGTGGGGTCTGCTTTCCAGGTGATCCAGTCGAAGACGACGGCGAGGGTGATGTCGCCGCCGACCTCCTTGACCATTTCCCAGTTGACCTGCGCGTAGGAGTCGCGTGATCGGTATGCGGTGCGTTTCATGCAGCCCACACCTCTGCTTCTGCGGCGCTGAGGACTTCGCGGCAATCAATGCACAGCTCGCGGCGTCGTTCGGGCGCTGGGACGCCACAGCGGCAGCAGGGGCCGGTGTAGCGGGGTTTCGCGGTCGGGGCTGGGGCGGAGACGCGGCCTGCCCTGTGTTCGCGGTTGTAGCAGTTGGAGCACATGCCGAATCCGCCGGTGGCGACAGACCCGGGGTGGTTCGTGACGGACTCGCCCCTCGGGGCCATCGTTCGGTGACAGTTGCTGCAGGTGGTCATGATCTGGTGGTGCTCTTTCGTGCGTGGTCGCCGGCGGCGATGAGGGAGGGGAAGAGGATCCAGCGGCGGCGGAGCGCGACGTCGGCGTAGACGCCTACACCGCGGGGTCCGGTTGCCCAGCGCTCCGGCGTGATGGTCTGGAGCTTGAAGACGATCCACCGGTCCGACTCGCCGGCGCTGCGGCGCTGCATGTTGTCGAACTCGAAGACCGACGGCTTGCCGCCGTCGCGGGACGGGCGGGTCATGCGACCTGGTCCCCGCCGATGTAGACGTGCACGGTGACGTTCGGCCCTGACGTTGGCTGCTCGGGCACGGAGAACACGGGAGCGTACTTGACGGCCGCGAGCGCGGCGTCTCGTTCCTTGGTGACGTTGATGAGCTGGGACTGGAGGGTGGCGCGGAGGTCGAGCTCGTCGGCGATGGTCTCCTCGAGACGGGCCGCCTCCGCCATGGCGGCCTCTTCGCTCCGTTGTGCGTTGGCCAGGTCGCGAGTGAGGTTGTTGAATTGGGCGCGGGCGTTGTCGCGTTCGGCTGTCATATCCGTGAGGGCCGCGTCGTTGATGGCGAGGGCGGCATTTTTCTGATCGAGTGTTCTGCGGAGCTCTTCGATGGTCTTCTCGTGCTGGCCTGCCTCGACGGCGGGCTCGGTAGTGGCGGGCGTGATGTCCACGGCGCTGCGCTCCGGCTCGGTCTTGCCCTGTTCGCCTCGTCCCTGCACGGCAGCGTCAGCCTTTCTCTTGGCGGCGCGTTCGCGTGCGGCAGCTGCGACGGCGTCGCGGCAGGTCTGAGCGCGGCATCCGGCTGAGTAGTGTGTGCGCTTCTCTCGGTCGGTCATGGTGTCGTGCTCGTCGGCGACCGGCTCGGGTTCTTCTTTGACGGGCGCCAGCGGTGCGACGGGGGCGGGTGCTGTGATGATGTCGATCGCGTCGAGTACTTCGTCTGGTCCGGGTTCGATGTGGTCGCCGGCGTGAGTCTTGCGGCGGGCGTGGGGGCGATCGTCGGTGTCGATGTCGTCCCAGTCGAAGGGGCCGGCCCATGAGTTCTCGTCGGCCCGCGATTTGGCCGCGGTGGTGCGGTCGGTTCCGATCTCAGCGGGGATCGCCCGGCGCTGCTTGAACAGGTCGATGACGCGCTTGTGCGAGACGGCGAGGATCGTCTCGGGCGGCACGGTCAGCACGCGCTCGACGACGTCGGGCGTCCACAGAAGAGCGTGAGCGAGGGACTCGACGTCGTAGCCGAGGTGGTGGAGCGCCTGCAACCGGCGGGTGGCGCCGACTGAGGAGACTCGGAGCCCGCCGTGCGCGGGAGGTGTAGGGGTGGGAGCCGTGGTCATGGTGTTCTCCTGGGCGGGTTTAGCGGGTGCCGAGGGCGGTGATGAGGATGAGCGCCGCGAGCACGATGCCCGCCACGATGAGGGCGGTGAGGACGGTGCGGGGGCCGGGCTTCCACGCCTGGTTGAGGTGTGCCGGCTGGATGGCGTCGACGGTGGGCCGGTAGCCACCGACGAGGGCCGTCGGGTAGCAGCGGTCGCAGCAGTACAGGTTGAGCGGAACGCCGTGCCGGTTACGCAGCTGGTAGCGGACCGACCAGATGTCGTCGAACGCTTCACCGCAGAACGCACACGTGGTGCCTGCAGTTGCGGGATCGGTCATGACTGGCTTCCTTTGCGGCGGTAGCGCGGTTTGGCGATGAGGACTTCGTCTGGTTCGTCGAGGAACCAGCAGGTTGCGCGGTAGACGGCGAGCGCAGCTCGTCGGATTAGTAGCGCCACATCCGCCCCCTGATGACGAATGCCCAGAGGATGACGGCGAGGACGATGCCGACGATGACGTTCTGCAGGGCGATGGTGATGATGGTGACGGCGATGGTGAACGCTGTGAGGGCGAATGCTGCCCGGGCGGCAGTTCGGATGCGGAGCTGAGCGGCGGTCATGGCTTCTCCTGGAGGGTGGGGTCGGTGATGGTGAGGTCGATGGCGGCGGTGCCACCGAGCCGCTTGTGGATCTCCTGCAGGCCCTCGGGGGTGATGCAGACCTGCTTGTACGGGGTGAACTGGTTGGGGATCTTGCGGAGGACGACGGCCAGGTAGCCGAGGGTGATCATGTCGTCGGCCGGCAGGTACTCCCCCGCTGGTTTCCGCACCCACCCGTACTCGAGGAGGAGCGCATGCAGGTCTTTCGTGCGGAGACTGATCGCTGGGTCGCGGGAGAGAACGACGGCGCTGTCGGCTACGGAGAGGGATCCGGGGACGCTGGTGGTGGGACCTGCCGGAGTCACGGCCACGCCGTCGGGGGCAATGACGACGCGCTGCACGGGGGCCTCGGACTTGCTTGCTTCGAGCTGGGGGCGCAGGTAGCTGTTGATCAGGTTCGTGACCTGGTCGAGCCAGCGGTGGAACTCTTGCACGAGCGGAACGTCGTGCAGGGCTGAGAGGGCGGTGTTGACCTGGTCGCGGTCCCAGGAGACGCAGTACGCCGCGCGCTGTGCATAGGGCTGGTGGCGGTCCGGCTGGTGGTCGAAGGCGCCGAGGGGCTGGTCGATGGCCTCGAGGATGTCGCGCGCAATGAAGCGGATCTGTCCGTGCTGGATAACGACACAGACTTCCTTGCGGTGGGCAAGCCACCGGTACGGGAGGATCGCGGGGCGCGTCGCGTCGACCATGAGCGCGTCACTCACTGTCGTTGAGGTCTATGGCCCCGGAGGAACGCGCAACGCGGTCTCCCTCCGGGGCGTCTCCCACCGGCACCGCGGCCGAGCCGATGGTCTCGTCCGAGACACGGGGGGTTGTGCCGGACGAAGTTTGTGAGTCCGCGAGCGCGGACGTGGCGACGAGCTGCTCGACTGTGATTCCTAGGAGCGCGGCTATACTCGCGAGTTGTGCGTAGCCGAACGGGACTTCGCCGTTGAGTCGTCGCCATACGGCAGGCTGGGAGACGCCAAGGTGAGTGGCAAGCTTGTATTGGCTGACTGCCTTATCAGCCATGGCGAGGCGCACCGACTGCCCGATGTTTCGGTCTGCGTCGTTTTGATTCGTCAT